TGGGGCGGTAAGTCGGCTCTCTCATGGTCAAGAAATAAACTCCGAGAACTTGGCGAACTCGAAGGCGAAGGATGACGAGGCACAGGTGCAGGCTCGGATGGACTCGCTGATGATGGTCATCACCACCCTCTGCGACTGCATCGGAGCGGTGGACGATTCCAATGCCCCAAACGCATTTGCCGTGAAGATGAAGATAGTGGACAAAATAGACGAACTCATAGACAAAATCGAATACTGATGCAGCGAGGCAGGCCAAAAGCATTTGAAACCCCCGAAGAACTTTGGGCGATTTTTGAGCAATACTGCACGGAAACCAAGTCCAAGCCCATTATCGTTAAGGATTGGGTTGGACCCAAGGCCATGGAAGTGTTGAGGGAAAAGGAATGCCCATTGACCTTTGACGGCTTTACGCTTTACATTTGGAAGTCAGGGGTTGCCAAGGGAGTTGACCAATACTTCACGAATCCTGACAACAGGTACGAAAATTTTGTGGAGGTCTGTTCACGCATAAAGCAGGCCATAAGGGAGGACCAAATCCGAGGGGGCATGGCTGGCATCTACAACCCATCCATCACTCAACGCCTCAACAACCTTGTGGAACGCCAAGAGAACACGGTCCACATCGAGCAGCCCCTATTCCCTGACAATGACTGATGCCGGTAAAAGAGCAGGAGAAGTTCATCCGAACCACGGCCGTAAATAAGGTCCGTGAGTTAAAGCGGTTCGTCAAAGGGGTACAAGGCGGCTCGTCCGCATCCAAGACGTATTCCATCCTTGCCGTTGAAATTGACTATTGCACGAAGAATCCCTACACGGAAACGAGCGTCGTAGCCGAGTCCATCCCACACCTGAAACGTGGGGCCATGAGGGACTTCATGAAGATTATGACCGTTACAGGGCGGTTCAATGCTGCCCGATGGAACGCCACCGACTTTCGGTACAAGTTCGCCAACGGGTCTTACATCGAGTTCTTTTCGGCTGACGATGATTCCAAGTTAAGGGGTGCAAGGAGGGACAGGCTCTACATGAACGAGGCCAACAACCTATCCTTCCACGCTTACACGGAATTGGCTGCACGGACCAAGCAATCGGTCATCCTTGACTGGAACCCGGTCAACGAGTTTTGGTTTCACTCCGAACTGATGCAAGACGAGGACGTGGACTTCCTCATTCTAACCTACAAGGACAACGAAGCCTGCCCCAAGAGTGCAAGGGACTTCATCGAGAAAGCGAGGGTCAAGGCTGAAACTTCGGAGTATTGGGCTAACTGGTACAAGGTCTATGGCCTCGGTCAGGTCGGGACGCTTCAGGGGGCCATCTACGAGGACTTCGAGGTTGTGGAGGGGATAGATGTCAGCCGAGCCAAATTCGTCGCCCTTGGGCTTGACTGGGGCTTTAGCAACGACCCTACGGCATTGGTCGCTATCTACCGCCAAGGGGACTGCCTGCTCATCCAAGAACTGCTCTACTCCACGGGACTGACCAACCAAGACATCGCAGACAAGTTGCGGACGCTGGGCATTACCCGGGCTTGGGAGATAGTGGCCGATTCAGCAGAACCCAAGAGCATCGAGGAAATCTATCGCCTTGGATTCAACATCAAGCCGGCAGAGAAAGGTCCCGATTCGGTTCGGAACGGGATAGACATCCTGAAACGCTTTAAATTGCAGGTTACCAAGGATAGCACAAACCTCATCAAGGAACTGCGGTCCTACACTTGGGCTACCGACAAAGAGGGCAAGAACACGGGGGTTCCGATTGACTCCTTCAATCACGCCTGCGATGCTATGCGGTATGTGGCCCTCAACAAGTTAAGGGTCAGTAACTCTGGGAAGTATGTTGTGGTTTAACTTTGCCCCATGAACACGGAACGCATCCTTGACCTGCTCATTGAAATCGGCAAGACGCTTGCAGCCGTTTTCTTCATCATCACCCTTCTAACCCTCCTTTGGACCTTATGAAAGTCGTTCACTATTACCACATCTACTGCGGAGGGAATTGGCAGTTAATCCTGAATCAACACATGATGGCGGTCTGCAACTATGGCCTCATCAATGTTTTGGACGAAATCCGTGTCGGCATCGTCGGTCCACCCGAACAACGCAAGGCAGTCAAGGAGGTGTTGGAAGGCTCGATGGTTGCCGATAAAGTCAAGGTCGTAGTAACCCGAACCAACGCTTGGGAGCAGGCGACGCTGACCGAGATGTACCGGGCAAGTCAGGAAGAGGAAGCCGTGTACCTCTACGCCCACACGAAGGGGGCTGCAAATCCATCCTTGACCACCCAACTTTGGGGCAGGTCTATGCTATTCTTCAACGTGGTGGCTTGGGAGCGGTCCATGCAACTGCTGGAGCAGGTCGATGCCGTAGGCTGCCATTGGATTACCAAGGAGCAGTTCCCTCACATGGCCGATGCCAACAACCCCGAAGGCTATCCGTACTTTGGGGGCAACTTTTGGTGGGCCAAGTCAAGCCACATCAAGGAACTGGGCGAACCTGCAAGGGACCACCGATTCCAAGCCGAGCATTGGATTGGCAAAAAACCCGACACCAAGGTCTTTGATTCCAACCCCGGCTGGCCTTCGCCTGAACGCTTTGTCATAACCTTCTAACCATGTACCAACACATTCCAACCGACCGACCTATCACGGGAATCGAGATAGGCGTATGGGAAGCCCACAACTCCGTGAGGCTGCTTGACAAATTCCCGAACCTGCACATCACGCTAATTGACCCGTTTGAGGGCTATCAAGATTGGTGGGGCTTTATTGATGGAAACACAATGAAGGGCCATGAATACATTGCCTTTGAGCGATTGAAGCCCTACGTTGACCGTGTCAACATTATTAAGCACTTTTCGGACAAGGCGTTGGATTTTATTGCCGATGAATCCTTTGACTTCATTTACATCGACGGGGACCATTCCTACAAATGGGCCTTGCACGACATCACCAACTATTGGGCCAAGGTCAAACCGGGCGGTGTGCTATGCGGACATGACCGTTGCCTTTCAGGCGTAGCCCAAGCCCTTGAGGAATTTGGAAAATCATTCACGCCAAGCGAAGAACCACAAAACGATTCTTGGTACATCTTGAAGCCATGAAACTACTCGCCAACATCGCCTACCACCACAACCCCGAAAGGATACCAAACCTCATCCGGGTCATTGAGGCTATCAAGTCCTACCCCGTGCAGGCAGACATCTTTGTGGACACCAACGACCCCGAAGTCGTGGGGCTACTTGCGGACCAACCCGTAACGGTTCACGCCCACACGCAACTCTCACACCCTTGGGCTTTGACCGCAGTACACCGCACCCGCATCAAGGAAACCTACAAGTACTTTGACTGGGTGGCCTACTTTGAGGACGACATGATGCTGCCCAAGGAGGGCTTCGTCAACTTCACGGAGCAATTCGATTCGATGTTTGCCGATGGCTTGTACCCATCCTTCACTCGCATTGAAACCTACGACGACAAGGAAGGCGAATGCACTCCCGACATTAACCAAGACCTGCCCGGCTCGGTGTGGTGTGAATGGAACGGCAAGGACTATGTGAGCCTGCCTTATTACATCAACTACCACGCTTTTTGGATGTTCAGCACCAAGAGGCTCAAGGAGGTGCTGACCCGTAATCCGGGCGAACTTGACCACATTCCCAATAACGGCCTTTACCGGGAAAGCCTTGCCTCTTTCCCGATTTGGTCTTTAAATCTAAAACCGATGCTGGAGTTCACGGAGCAGGGCGAACTTGCGGACCATTGCAAGGTGTTCCATTTGACCAACAACTACAAGCACGGAAGCAGGGATATTAAAGCCATCTTTAAGCGATGAAACACGACAACATCTTTGGCTGGTCAAACATGGAAAAGCAAGGTCAACTGCTTCAGTTAATTCTTGACGAAATGCCTCCCCAAGAAAAATACCACATGGCTGAAATCGGGGTCTACCTCGGTCGTGGCACGGCCATCTTTGACGAAGTTTTTGTCAGCAGGGGGCTTGATTACAAGTTGGTAGCCATTGACCACTTTGAAGGCTCGCCTGAACACAAGGCGAGCAATTCAATCCCATTATACGAAGAGGCTTTGAAGAACCTTGAACCGATACGAGATAGGGTTTCTTTGCTGAATATGGAGTCGTTGGCTGCTTGCAAGAAATTCAAGGATTCTGCTTTTGACATCGTTTACATCGATGCATCGCACGAATACGAGCCTGTTCTGCAAGACATCAAGGCTTGGCTCCCGAAGGTCAAGAAGGGTGGATTTATTTGTGGGGACGATTATGTTGGAGGATGGCCCGGAGTTATTCAGGCCGTAGGCGAAGTCTTTGAGGGCAGGCATAAGGTCGTTCCGGGAACTGAACAATGGTACATACAACTATGAAACTCCAAGACCTAACGATTGACCAGTTCCAACGCATCGGAGCCATTGAGTTCTCCAGCGTCCTTGGGGACTACGACAAGCGTGCAGGGGTCGTCGCAATCGTTGAGGGGGTCGATATATCAATCGTTCGAGAAATGCCCGCCAAGAGCGTCCTAAAGCGTTACAAGGCTATTATCAGCGAGTGGAACGCATTACCTGCCCTTGGGTACAAGCGAAAGTTCAAAGCCGGGGGCAAGTGGTGGGTTCCAACGGTCTTCACGGATGAGTTGACGGCCGGGCAGTTGATAGAGTTAATGGACGCAAACACGACCGACGAGAAGCAGTTGTTGCAGAACCTCCACCGCATCATGGCAACCTTGTGCAGGGAAGGCGGTCTATTCGGATTCTTCCCGAAAAAGTACGACGGGGCTGCCCATGCGGAGCGAGCCGAACTGATGAAGAAACACGCCAAGGTGGGCGACGTTTGGGGGGTTGTCAGTTTTTTTTTGCTAAGTTCAGAATCCTACTTGAAAGTTTTGAGCGACTATTCCAAGCACCTGATGACGAAGGCAGGGGAGTTGACGTAAGCCCTCTTGCCGGGTACGGTTGGCTGATGGTCGTGTGGCGGATGGCTAACAAGGACGTGCTTAAGTTCGATGCCATCTTCGCTATGAAAGCGGTGGAGTTTCTGAACTATGCCCTGCTGATTCACGACATTTTGGAAGCCGAGAGGATGGAAGCGGAGCGGGCAAGGCGCAGATAGACACATTCCAGCACGGGGGACATTTACCCGTATGGAAACAACCATCCTCGCCAATGGTAAGCCCGTAGGCAAGTTCGGCAGCGGTTCGATGAAAGGCATCGACGAAACCGCTTTGGAGGGGATTGGTTCAGTCGTCGGCCCCAAAGGTGGAGGCAAGTCGCCAACCTATGACGTGCTGGTCAAGTGGATTGAACGGGTTATTGAACTTGCGAAGAAGAACCTCGAAGCAGCCAACGCCAACGCAGGGGGAACGCTATCGGCATCTATCGCACCCGAAGACATCGAACTATCCGCAAAGCAAATCGTGGTGGCTATCATGGCTAACCCCTATTGGAAGTACGTTGACCAAGGGGTGCGAGGCAAAACGTCAAGCCTAAAGGCTCCAAGGTCGCCGTTCCAATACAGGGACAAGTACCCACCTGCTCAAGCCATGGCCGATTGGATAGCAAATAAGGAAAAACCCGTTGTGCCAACCTATTCCCGTGAACTCAAGCGGATGCGGACCAAGCAGGAGCAGGGATTGGTGGATGGTAGGTCGGTAGCCTATTGGGTATTCCAGCGAGGAACACGGGCCACGAACTTCATGTCTAACGCCCTATCCCCCGAAATGATAGACGTTTTGGTGAACACAATCGCTGAAACCCTTGGCAAATCCATAAGCGTAGCAACCAAACTATAAAATGGCAGTAACCGTCCTTTCCGGGTCGCCCCAAGTGGCTACACCCGTTTACAACAAGATGCTCTTCAAGGTCAGCAGCAACGAGATAGCCCAGCCTAATTACCGATTCGTTTGCGATGTCAAAGACAACGCAGGGACGACCTATGCCCGGTTAAAGTGCGATAAATTACCGATTACCAACCAAGGATTCTTTGATGTCGCCAAGGTCGTTGAAACCTTAATTGCACCTACTAAGCCAACCTTATCACAGACCGCATTCAGCAATCATTCGGGTTATTATTCGGGATACCGCTTAGATTTCTTTGACGAATACGGCAACACCCCAGTCGTGCAGACGGGAACGGTTACAACCGTGTCGGGCCGTCTTGGATTTGCAGGAAACTTGGAGCAGTTAGAGTTCCAGTCCTACAATTCTGCGACTCGATTCCCTTCGGGTACGCTTTTGGGTAGTTTGGCTTTGACCACCCCGACCCGATTCGTGTGGCACTCCAATACCGAAGCGAGGTGGCTCGTTCAAGGGAAGGGAACCACGACGGCCAACTTTGACAAAGCCCTCATTCGGTATTACACGGCAGATGGTACGTTGGTCCGAGAGTACACGGTCAACAACGGCCAACCAGCGGTGCAGCAAGTCGTCCGCTTTGGTGCAGGGCCAAGCAACGTCCGGGCATTGACTTCGGGTCAAGCCAGCGACGGGTTCAGCGGTGAATACCTATTCCCGTCCGATGAAGGCGAATATTACACCATTGCCTTCGGGGACTCCGCTTGGAACGACTTCAACCAACGCTGCGATGCGGATGGAGCCGACCCAGCCGAAAGTTCATTCTGCTTGGAGGAACGATTCAACGAACTATACGAGGACAACTACGACAACTTCGGGC